TTGTATGTTTCAGGTGGGATAACAGCGAAACCGAAGAAGTCATACGTGTATGTCGCTGTTGTATTGTAGGTGCGCCATCCGTAGCCTCCAACATTGTAACGCTTGCCTGTTGAATCTACAAAAGCCAGCCTCACACAGCTGTTTTGGCAGCAAACATTCGTGTCTTGGTTATGAGTTGCCGTTATCTGCGCTCTAACTGTTATGAGGCTTGTTTTTACAAGTTTGAAGGCTGAAGCTGCGTTTAGGATGTTTTGCCAAGTGCTGTTCGCTGATGGGTTAGCCTTAACACCTGTAGGGTTAGCATAGGGCTGCAGATCATGGCTTTTTAAAACTTCAACGACAAACGGCATTTTTCATTTTCACCTCACAAAAGTTTTAGGCAGAACAATCTTCTTGCTGACCGGGGCGGCGGAGGATGTAGCCTCAATAAGCGTGTCCTTAAGCTCTTTCGTCAACCTTGTCCTCACATAATTAGCTATTTCCTCCTGCACTCCCTGAACTGTGATGTTCACATTAACTTGACTTGAAGCAACATGTGAAGCTGGCAGAACAGGCGGATAAACCGGCGCCCCAGTTACACCGCCAACAGTTAAAGTTGGAGTGCCAACTTCCGCAACAAAGCCTTTAACACTTTCAACACCCTTACTCATACTGTCGTTAACTGTGCCAACCCACTTGTCAAGGTCTTTAGTGCTTGACTCAACCGCATTGTGGATGGCGTGAGCGAAGCAGATGCTGCCTATGAAACCGCTTATAGCGTTCCAAGCGCTGCTCATGGCTCCGCCAACCGTGTTTGCGAAATTGCCAAGTGTATCCCCCGCACTGCTGACAGCACCACCTATGGCGCTGCTTACGGCTGAACCCACATTAGAAAGAGTGCTTGTTATAGTATTCCATGCTGATTGAACACTGCTTACTATGCCGTTCCAGATTCCGCTTAGAGTGTTTGCTAAACCTTGGAAAAATCCGACAACGGTATCGCAGAAGCCTTTAACAGTATTTACGAGAGGCATCACAACGTTGTTCCATACGCTGACTATGCCACTGCACAGGTCAAGCCAGATGCTCCCGCCTATAAGCCAGCCGAACAAAGTTTTGAATATGCCATATATTGTGTCTGCGAACCATTTAACAGCGTCAACAACAGGCTTGACAAGTGTGTTCCAAGCTGAGTTTATACCACTACAAATAGCGTTCCAAACGTCGCCGAGACTTTTAATAATGCCTATCCAAAAGTTGAAGGCTGCTTTGATGGAGCTCCAAATGAAATCCACAATTGGCTGTATATATGTGTTCCAAAATCCGCTTATTGCGCTTGTAACCGTGTTCCAAGTGGCGCCGAGGGCTGCCGTAACTTCATCCCAATGTTGGATTAAGTAAGCGATAGTTGTTATCGGACCGAAGAGGGCTGCAAGAATTGGGTTGCTGGTTATTGTGCCCCATAACTGTTTAAGTGTGTCTATGAATGGGACTATAATGTTGTTCCAGAGCCAGTTTAATGCGTTGGTTATGGCGTCTACAGCCGGTTTGAAGAAGTCGTAAATTGCTTTTCCAATGGCGTTTATGGCATTGCGGAAGGGCTCACATGTGTTGTAGGCGTATATTAAACCTGCAGTTAACGCTGCTATTCCAGCAATTGCGAGCACTATTGGGTTGGCTGCGAGGAATGACATGGCTCCGCTAAGTGCTTGTGTTACTCCGCTGAAATTCTGGAAAACTTTTGCGCCGCTGTCAACCATTGTTATGAGCGTTGGGATAACCGTTAGGGCGCTTTGAACCATGGCCTCGTTCAGGTTGCCCTGAAGCATGTGCGCCCTTTCAACAGCCACTTGATAGCGTTCTTGGGCTATCTGTAGGTCTTTTGCTGCTGCTTGTGCTTGTTCGCTGTCTGCGCCGTATTTTTCCACAGCTGCGTTATAGCGTTTCTGAGCGTCTTCAACGGCGTTTAGGCTGCTTTTAACTTGAAGGTTTGCCCTGTCAAGCGAGACTTGCGTGTCTTGGACGCGGTCTACGGCGTTGTATAATGCGAAGGCGCTTGTTGCGAGGCCGCTGAAGCCTGTTATCAAGTCGCGTGTGCTTGCTTCGGCCTTTCTTGTTTGTTGTCCTGTGCTTTCAACTTCTTCGCCGAGTTGTTGGATGTTTTTTCCAACGTTCTGCAGGGTTTCAGATGCCTCGTCAACCGCTTTGACTGTTAAACGTGTCTCTAAACTCATGTGTTTTTCACCTTCGCTTCAGCCTTTGTTTGCGCCAATACCAACCGAGCCATTCAGCCAAAAAGTTGAGTTGGAAAGGCGTTAGGTTTGCAAGCTCTGTTGGCGTGTAGCCGTATTCGTGCATTATTAGGCCGTATAGTTGGGCTGTTGTGTTCGTGCGGATCCACTCTCCAATGGTTGCGTTGTCTGCGTTAAAGGGGGTGTTACATGCCTGATTATTGCTGCTGCAACGTTTACCGGTAGGCTTTCAACCCTTTCAAGCGTCCATTCGCTGTTCGCCTTGTTTAGCATTTTCCACAATGTCCTCGTTGCGCGTTCTTGGTCCGACTTAGCCTTGTTAACCTCTTCCAAGTCCTTTAGGCTTAGCGGGCAGTATTCCACTGTGCGGTCAATTTCCGGAATGTAAACCCGCCTCACGGCATTAGCGTCCGCGAGAATGTCGCTTGGACCGAAAAGCGAAGCCTTCACACCTTTTTCAGCTTCTTTCTGGCGCAGTTTTTCTTCATACTTTTCGCTCACGTTTTCACGCTCCCTACTGTGTTGTCACCTCAATGTTTTCTCCTTCACCCTCAACTGATTCTGCTATTACGCCGTCCTGCGTTATGCTGTGCTCCCAACTGTTTAGGACAATGTTGCGCAGTGTCACAAGCGGTTTTCCAGTTGCCCATCCGTCTGGCGCAACTATAACGTCGAATTTGTTGCCGGCTAAAACCTTCTGCGCGTATTTGTCGTCCATGTAGAGCATGTCGAAGCTTACCTTGAAGCCCTTGCTTCCGCTTGCGAGAAAATTAGGCGTATCGGAGCCTATAACATACTCTTTTACAAGGTCTACGTCTACGCTTACGGCGCATGTTTTAGCCAAGCCGAAGAGTATGCGCTCCGTTATGTTGCTTGCGCCTGCGCTGCCTGCTGTTGCTCCGCTTGTGGCTTTAATTCCGAATTGGAAGTTTACGGTCCCGTCTGGGGCTGTGAACTCGTCCGTTCGTGTGCCCGTTGTGTTAGGCGCCAAATCAACAGTGTTTCTGCTTATTTCTGAGCCTGCTGAGTTTAGCCATCTGAAAACTGCTTGAAGGGTCGTTATGTTTGCGTTGCTTGTGTAGGTGTAGGTTACGCGTGCTTTTTCTCCAGCGTCCATGCGCTCGGCTGGCGTTAAAGCCTCGCTTGTGCTGTTTGCAGCTGGCGAAACGGATAGGTTTGATGGGTAAGTTGCGCGGTAAAGTAGTGCTTGTCTTCCGAGGAGTGGCATTGGTTAGCCTCCTACTGTGTGCCCCATGCTATGCTTGTGCCTTCACCTTCAACGGATTCCATTATGACGCCGTCTTGCTCGATGCTTAGCTCCCAACTGTTTAAGATGACGTTGCTTACGGTTATTTTCGGCTTGCCTGTTCCTGTTCCTTCTGGGCGAACCTCTATGGTTAATGTTGTTCCGTTTAGAACGTCAGTGGCGTGGGCTCCGTCAACATACATCTTGTCTATGCTAACTTTGAAGCTTTTGTTTCCACTTGCGAGGAACGCTGGCTTGTCCGGGTTTGCTCCGCCTACTGCGTATTCCTTGACAAGGTCAACGTCTATGCTTACTGTGACGCTGCTGCAGTAGCCAATTTCAGCTGCGCCCTTCAATATAACGGCGTTACGACCCAACAGCGGCATTTTATGCTTTCACCTCTCTTTCGCTTTTGGTTTTGCGAGCCCCACGCTTGTTGAGGCTCAATGCAAACCAGTAGGCTATGACCATTCTCTGGTAACCTCCAAAACAAGGCGTGCTGCTGCAAGTATAAGCTCAGGCTTAGCCCACTCCACAGCCACAACAACAGTTTCAGCCGTCAACTCAACTGGTTTAGCGTCTCGGACTAAGCCGTCGAGGGTTGGGTTTCCATTGAGAACTGTGTAGATGCGCTGGGCTTTCGCCATAACGCTTTTCTCCGCAATGTCATCAGCCTTAGAACTTTCAACTACCACAACTTCCCAGCGGTGACGCCAAACAACACCTCTAAACGTTTCCTGAATTACTGGACCGCCAACCCATTTAACATAAACGAAAGGTGTTTGACGTGTTAAGGGTGGACCGAAGTAGTAGCTTAAGCCTGCAAGTTCGCTGTCCGCTTTTAAGATGTCAATGATTTTTTGGGTTATCTGCTCTGGAACGCTTGCTGTTTCGCTCATTCGGCAAGCCCCCAGTAATTCTCCATCAGTTCCCGAGCGTATTCTGGGGCTTCAGTCATGAACTGTTCATATGCGCCCTTTGCGAAGAAGCGTCCGGCGAAGCCTGGATGACGGACAAGCTTTGCGAAAACTGTTGTCCCGCCGACTTCGAAGGCTAAGGCTTTAGCGTTCACTGGGCGTATTATATGCGGTTTAGTGCCATACTCCACGTATGGCGCGTAAGGCACTGCTGGTCCAACCGTGACTTTCTCAGTTTCGAGGCGCACTGTGATGCTTTGCCTAAGCCTTCCAGTTCTGACAGGCGCTTTTTCCCTCATAAGCTCGGCTATGCGCTCTCCGCTTCTGCGCAGGAATTTACCGCTGAACCAGGGGTAGAAAAGCTCGCATTTGTGTAAAATTTCGTCAACTGCTTCTTTGTCGATGGAAACAGCGACCGATATAGCCATTAAGCAATCGCCACCTTAGCCCTTCTGTTTCGGCTAATCCAATCCAAGACTTGGTTGCGGAGAAACTCGAGCTGCGCAACCTTTGCGGGTGAACCGCTGAAGACAAGCTCGCCAATGTTGGCTGTCCAGCCCGTCGGCTGAACACCTGTCACCCGTAGATATGCATATATGGCTGCCAAATCAGCTATGGCTTTAGCCTGATCCTCACTGCAGTTTTCTGGGTCAAGCGTCAAGCTCGTCTGGTTAGCCAAATAACCTGCAGCCTCTCCAATGAAGGTGGCTACTTCACCGTCCGCTATGTCATTGGCTGTTAAGCCAACCCTGAGCCTAACACGGTCAGCAGAAACGCTCGCCAAAACCCTCTAAACCCCGCTTTTTCTGGGTTTTAAACAGAAAAGGGGCTTAATAAACAATTTTGCGCCACAAAAAGGCTATTTTAAAAAGCATTTTACAAAAATAATTCCACCTAAGGCACATTTACTATTAGCAGCGACTAACAGAAGTCAAAATGCTATACCAAGTCTTTGATTTTTATGAAGTTTTTAGTGCGCAATTATGTTATATGCGAAAAGGCTTTAATTTAGTTTTTAAACGGAAGAAGATATAAAGTTGTGACGAAAATATCAATTTTATTTTTGCTGGTCTCTTTATGTGGAATTTTCTTCTGTAATAGACATGCAGAAAATTTTAAGTTGAACTGTGTGATACGTTAATAATAAGGGAGAAGGGATGAAAAGAGTTCTCGTATTTCTAATGCTGAGTTATGTAATTCTTGCAAGTGGTTTGTTAGTCTGTGTAAGTGCTGAAGATCAGGTCATTGATCATAAAGAAAACTTTAAGGTCGGGGATTGCTGGTGGTCAGCGAAATATACCAACTTACCCGCTGGAAGGGTTATTTATGTTTCATGGAAAGCGGATCTTGGCGTTCCTTTTGCTATGGCTGTTGGAACGATTTTCTTGATTAAAGAATCCGAACTAACATATTTTCAAACCCACGAGTTGAAGCCTTGGCAATGTTCACATGCGCTTATATGGGCTGACTTAGAAGACGATGTTGGTGGATATTTCTCTTTTGTTTTGCCCGAAACAGGCAATTACTATGTTTGGATAGAGAATTATGCTTGGTCACGCTATGACATCTTGGGCACATATATTACAGTGAATTACTATACTGTGAAACTTTTAGACACCACGCCTCCGGAAATTTTCATAATATCGCCCCAAAATACTACATATACTACAAGCTCAATTCCATTAACTTTCACGATAAACGAACCAGTTTCTTGGATTGGATACAGCCTTGATGAAAATGCAAATGTAACAATTACAGCGAATGTGACTCTAACAGGTTTAGCTGAAGGTTCGCACACCATCATCGTCTACGCACAAGATACAAGTGGAAACATGGGAGTATCTAACAAGGTTTACTTTACCGTGCGCATTCCTAAACAGCCAAATGCTAATTTCATATGGAGCCCATATTTACCCTCAGTTGGAGAAATCGTCACTTTCGATGCTTCATCATCCACTCCCGATGGTGGAACAATAATAAACTATCAGTGGGATTTCGGCGATGGTAATTATGCGGATGGAATAATAGTAACTCATGTTTACAATAGTGCAGGCATCTATACTGTTACCTTAAATGTCACTGACAGCGAAGGATTATGGGACGTGGAACAAAAGCAAATAGAGGTTAAAGCCCCGCTACTGGTTTCGATCTCTCCCACATCAGCCTTTATAATTGTAGGTCAGTCTATATCATTCACATCATCGGTTTCAGGTGGATATCCTCCATATATTTACCAGTGGTATCTTAATGGAAGCCTTGTTTCTGGAGCTACATCAAGCACTTGGACGTTTGAACCAGTAGCAATTGGAACATTTAATGTTTATTTGAATGTAACAGATAGCTGTGGGAACGTAGCACTTTCTGATACAGCCACAATAATCGTTGCTCCACAACTTAACGTATCAATTTCACCAGCGTCTGCATCCATCCTTGTAGATCAATCTGTAACCTTCACATCAACAACTTCAGGAGGATACCCGCCATACACTTACCAATGGTATCTTAACGATAATCCAACTTCAGGAGCAACCGCAGGCGCTTGGACGTTTACGCCAACAGCTACTGGAACCTTCCGAATTTATTTAATGGCTACAGATACTAAAGGCAACATAGCCAAGTCAAATGAAGCCACAGTTATAGTGGCACCCCAACTTAGAGTTTCAATATCCCCCCTGAACGCGTCCATATTAGTTGGTGAATCACTATCTTTCACTTCAACAGTTTCAGGCGGATATCCGCCATATGCTTATCAGTGGTATTTGAATGGCAACCCAGTTTCAGGAGCAACATCAAATACTTGGACATTTACACCCACAACATGCGGAATATTCTACGTAAACCTCAAAGTCACAGACGCTAAGGGAAACACAGCCCAGTCGGAAGCAGCCCGCATAGTGATCTCAACAATTCCAGTGGGAGGCTACAGCATCCCCATACAACTACCCACCACAGCAAAACCCGCCACACTATACATCGCGTCACTAACAATACTAACAGCAATCTTCATAACAATAAAACAAAAAACCAGAAGAAAACACAGACAATAATCTCTATATCTCTCCGTAGACGTTTTCTGTGATCAGGATGCTTTCTTTTTATTCCGTGAAGGGTAGCATTCATTCCCAAATTATTTTCAGGGTATCACTACTATTTGGAACTCCTATTTATGAACGCGAAAAGGGGAAGCGATTTTGATTAGTTACTCTTTACATGATAAAGAAAAACTAATTAACCTTATTTCATAAAATCGTTATTCGGACCTGAGATATGCGGCCATTAGATGAAGCATTAAAAATTTTAGCAAATTATTATGATAAACTTCAGAACGTGGAACGTAAAAAGTTTGGGGATTTTGTGGCCGTTGACACCAAAATCAGGGTCAAGGGCATCCCTAAGGAGCCCGGGGTCTACCAAATATTTGAAGGTGAAAAACTTATTTATGTTGGTTCTACGCGTAGGCTAAAGGATAGGATTCATAACCTTTTTTATGGCAATCATACGCTAACTACGAAGCTATGGAAATCAAAATCAGGGGAAGAAAGAAGATTCAGGAATTTAAGGGAAGTGCAAAACTTTTATTTAAACCGATGCACTTTTAATTTTATAACAACTAATGAATATGAGAAGGCGCTCGCTTTGGAAGGTATTTTAATTATGCATAATCCCCCAATATACAATAAGGTATAAGAACGAATTCTGCTACTTGGAGTTGCCTATGTTTAATGATTTCTAAGATAGTCTTCAGTGAAAAAATCAAGCGCTTTAAGTTTTATTGCATTTCTCGTTTTAATTCTTTTACCTCACTTGGCTTCTCTATCCAAACTCCGAGGTCATTGGCTCCTATCACAATTTGTCCTTTATCCGTGGTGAGTTTAATGTGGATGTCACCGCCATTCTTTAGGACTTCAACGTCTTTAATGGTTTTTCCAATTAGGGCCTTTTTAAGCTCCCTCGTCATTTGTCTGCTTTCTTTTAGGAATTGGGCTTTGACCCTTTTTAATAATTCTTCAGGATCGGCCAACTTATCCCCCTAAATACTATTATTTTCCAGAATCTCGCTGATTAAGCGGTCTACAATGCCTTCCTCTGGGGTCACGAATTGTGGAAAGCTATAATCCTCGTTTTTTAGGGCTTTTTCGCAAATTTCTATAAGTGCTTTTAGTGTGCAGTAGAAGAATATTTCTCCTCCAATTGTCGGGTAGATGTAGGGTTTCACGTTTATCCATCCAGTTCTCTCGTCTTTATCTCCAGTTTTAGCTTCTAAGTATTTTAAGGAATACTCGAGGAAATGGCTCCCTTCTGGAAAATGCTTTTCCAGAACTTTTTCCATCTCTTCTTTAAGCTTTTCGCTTGACTGCCATGATTCGGTTAATTCGGGTTCCCCGAAAAGGATGTAAAGTATGCAGCAGAGGAAGCTTAGCCCCCTCGCCTTGCTGTAGTCAATTTTATAGCTTCGTCTGTGTCCACGGTAGACGCTTTCCATAAGCCAGCGTTTAAAGTATTCCCGCAAATTGAGCATATGCCACTTGGAAAGGAGACCCTTAACCTTCTGCACCCTTTCTAATGAAATGTTCCTGCGAATGTATTCCACAGTTTCTGATCGATGGACATTCACCTTCTTAACCATAAGTTTCACTGCATGTCTGTTTTTATTTCCTGTGCTTCAACAACAATTCTAAAACGAAATTTTGTTTTAGGGTTTTGCAGAACCCTGCGGTAAACCTCAACCGGTATGAGGTCTTCTAAGGATATTATCTGCGGCCCCTTATCCCCCATCCCCTCTAAAAGGCTTTTGATGCAATCTTCAAACCATCCCTTCATATGCCTGTAACCTAAAAATTCCGTGTCGAGATAGAGCGGCGGCTCCCCCTCTAAGAGTAGGGCTTCGTAATGCGGAACAACGTAACCCTCAAAAATTGTCTCCTTCCGAAGAGGCAAGGCTTCCATTTCAAAGTCTCCTCAGAGTATACCAGTTTTTGGCACTTATAGAAATGAGAGCTGTTCCTATGATGAGGCATAAGTATGTGAAGACGTTTAAATTTGTAAGGATAATGTTGTGGACGCCTGTTATGATTACTATGATTCCAATAATCGACTCTAAAGTTGCAAGTAATCTGTAATGCTTCTCTCTTCTCTTGCATGGATAATAAAAATCGTTGAAGAGCCAACAATAGCCCGCAGCTGAAATTTGCGCTTCCGATGAAATCAGCATCTCAGGAACATTAAAACCGAAGACGTAAAGGGTCAAGGGCACAGCCAGAACAGTAATCCATAAAACC